CTAGAGTCAAGAGGAAAAGAACCTCCCGCTAGTGTATAAGCTCCTACTATGCTTGCCCCTATGGAAAGTGGTATCATAACCTGCTTAATTGCTTCCTTCTGGGCAAACGGATGTTTAAAATTAAACATTTGGGCGACTAACTGAGGTCTAGAAACAAAGTTTCTGGGTGAGAACATAATGTTATTTAGTACCACAGCCGCTGGTTCCAGATGTTTTCCAAGGCTGCCTCTTCCTGTACTATAGTTAATTACCTTTGCAAGAGCCTTGAAGTCAGCTTCTGTTGAGTTAGTTTTTAAAAGCTGTTTTGCTGAGTCTTCCCACATCAAGCTTCTTAAATTATTACCGTATGCTAAGTAAGCGCGTTCAAAAGCTCTAGTCGGGGCAAACTTACCAAGCCATTTAGTCATTACAGCTTCTTCACGGTCAGTTAGTTTCTGTACAACCCCTCTACGAAGCTCTGCCTGGTAAACTCCCATAGACTCACCTAATTTTGTTAAAGGTCTAAATTCAATATCGTCAGCTAACTGCCTTATAGCATCTTCGCTAGCAAATGATTTAAACATGACTTTTAAAGACTGAGCAGCTTTAATAGGATGCGTTATAGAAGCCGTTACACATTGTCTAAGCACATTAGAAAAATCACCAGTGGCCAGTAAACTTCTTTGAAGACCAAGAACATCCAAAACTTCAGTAAAAATCTTAGTCATCAACGGATGCTTTTTTAAGGTTTTAGCAAAGCCTGTAAAGGCTACCTGACCAGAATCCGCTAAACTTTGATTAACTGAGTCTAGTAGCTTTCTTACTTTTATTTGCTGTTCAACTGGTAAGGAGTCAACTCCTCCAGTAAAAACTGAACTACTAGGGGGCAGACCAGCCGCCTTTCTAGCAGCAGCTACTTCTTCCAGTAAGTTATTTGTCTCGACTAAATTTCTCTGGGCTAGCTTTGAAGTCGTAGTCTCAGGAGAATAGTGAGCGGCTGCTAGGTTTGATGGTTTATCTTCCAGGTCTTTTGCTAAAGTTAAAGTTAACTCTGAAGGTTCGTCAACAGATGTTTTTAAGGTTTGGGTTATCTCATCTGTAGTTTTGCTAGTTTCAGTTATGACTTTTTGAAGTCCTTCAAATCCATCTTCAAACCCTTTGAAGGCTTTTCTAATTAAAGCTCCCTCAGAGGAAGGGCCAGCTGGTTCAAGTATACTGCCCCTACGAAGGGCAGAGTTAAAAGCGTTAATAGTATTTCGGATTTCTAGAAGAGAGGCGTTCTGGGTTCTAAGATTTTGAATTATAAAGTCCTCTACGTTTTCCTTGGCAACCTCTGGAATTAATTCTTGTAAGGCGTTAGTAGAGGCTACATTGTCTATTTTTAAATCCATGGTGGCTTTTCTCAGAGCCTCCGAGTCAGAAACCCCAGAAGAAATTAACTTATCAAACTTTTCTTGGGCTTTATTAAACCGGGCAGAGTTAACTACCTTTTTGGCCTGAAGGTATTTAACAAGACTGTCAGTGTTTTCTGGACTTTTTAAATAGTTAAATAGTTTTCGGGCATAGAATTTTGAGCTGTAGCTAGTAGGATTAAGTAAATTTTCTTCTAGTTCCTTAGCCTCGTTTGCTGTAAAGGTTTTAACCGCCCCCGCTACAGCTTCTGGGGGCTGCCCTTTAGAAGGTAAAGGTTGAATATTTCTTACCTGCGTTCTCTCTCCGGGCATAGTAGTAGTTTCAAGTCGAGGTCTGGATTGCCCCACTGAACCCCGGCCTGTACCTAGAAGATCGCCGGGAGTCATAGTTTCTCCGGTTCCTCTAACCGATCTATTCATAATACCGGAACTTACCGTTTGAGAAGTTCTAGCTGCCCCTGTCCGGCTTAAAGCTCGTTCAAGGTCACTTATAAAAGGAATACCTGTATCGGTTTCTTTCCCGATTGTGTAGTCGGCTACTTTTCCAAGAGCTTTTGCTCCTTTACTGGTAGCAAGTTTAGCTATTTTTTCAGTTGCTTTTTTACCGAGTGTTTTAGATAAGACCTGCCCGCCAGCTTTTAAAGCCGTTTGAATTGGAACCCTTGCAGCTGCTCCAGGGATAAGGGAGGGCATAACCCAATCACCTACAAAACGTTCTCCTGGAGTTAGGGGGCCTTCTTCCCTTGCCCTTTGAGGATTGAAAGGTATTAGGTTTTCTTCTGTTTCTTTGGTCAAAGGACCCATAGTAGGTTTAGTTCCTGAAGGCGGGTCTTGTATGGTAATTCCGTGTTCCTTTTCCCATTTTTCGTCAAGAGCTTGTTGCTTTTCCTTAGTTGACTTCCAGTAGTAAGGATTAATGAATAAGTCTCTCCAAGTATCTTCAAGAAGAGTGGGTTCGGGGGATACAGACTGTTTAAGAAAGTCTGAAGTCTTGTCTGATTTAGGGGCAGACAAAGTTAAAAGTCCTTGATTAGCCATTTCTTGCAGAGGAGAAACCTTGTTTACCTGATAAGGACTTTCCCAATCAGTTTGATCGCCTTTGGGTTGAGTTGCCCCTTTAGCTACCCGGGCATACTTTGAATATGTCATGTGTTTCCCCTAAGCATACTTTATTTTACTAGTTTGACCTGTACCTGGAGAAGTATTCCAAAGTTTGTACTGGGTATCTTCTGGAGTTGCCCCTGTGTTAGCTTGCTGGTACCCGTAATACTGGCTTTTCGAAGAGGGATTAAGTCTAGCCATATATTGGTTAGAAGGGCTGGTTAACTCGGGAAGTTTTCCAACCGCCGACTCCTGATCTTGTTGCCATCCGGGCAGGGCATCCCCAGATTTAACAGATTGAAGATACTGCTGAGGCATTAAGGGCAGCATCCACGGTTGAACGGCTGGAGTCTGCCCCGAAGCCGCTGAGTATTCTAGCCAGCTAGCAGGATTAGCTTTCAAAGTAGCTAGACGTTGTTGACGATCTGCTTCTTGAGAAGCTAAAAATTGTTGCTGGTCCTGAGCTAATCGTTGTTGCTCTAATTCAAGATTGGTTGCAGCCTGACTTTGATTCCAAGTATCGAGATTTTGCTGGCGTAAAAGGTTTTGATCTTTAGTCGGGTCGTACTGTCCTGGGATATATTCATTGTTTTCTGGACTCCAAGTATTTAAAAGACCGTTTTCATCCCAAAAAACGTCTACACCACCAGGAGCTGGATAAGTTCTGATTTCCTCATCAGCGGGTTTAAATAATTCTAAGTACTCATTAACTTTACCAGTACCGGGAAGAACATTTCCATTTCCATCATATTCAGTAGGAACAATTTCACTAAACTTTTGGTAGGCATTTCCTTTTGAATCATAGTATACAGTTATTCCGTCTTGTTCTACTTTAGTAAACCCCGGGAACTGAGTGGTACCCGGAGAAACTCCAGTTGAAGGGTTAACGCCTGTCGAAGGGGTAATGCCTGTTGAAGTAGCTGGAGGTTTATAACCAGCCAGGTAGTTATGGTAGGAGTCATTTGCCGAAGGAGTAACAGGGGCTGGACTAGCGGGGGCAGTGGGAGTTTCTGTTTTTAAGTCGCCTTCTGTTTTCTTCTGCGTATCTTCTATTAGTTTATATAAATCCCAAATTCCGTAGGTCATTTTTGCCTTCCTTTAAAGTTTTATGGGAGGGGTTTCTATTTCGGCTAATTTAACATCCTCATACATTTTTCTAAAAATTAAATCAGCTAGAGGAGTTCCTGGTCCCTGGCCGTAGATAAGTTTCGCTTTCTCAAAGTCCGTTATATCCCACTGTTCATAGGCTTTGCCCAACACTTTTTCAGGGCTGCCCACTGAACTTAAAGGTTCTACAACATCGGATATAACTTTATCGAGTGCCTTCATAGTCAGGTTAATTTGTTGCTTAAGGGCAGAGTCAAACTTCGTTCCAAACATTAACTGCCCCCTCCTCCAAAACCTTGCATTGGGTTCATAGGAGTTTGACTTCGAAGACCTGAAAGCTGTTGGTCAAGTTGGTCGGTCTGGCTTGGCATTTCATACAAGGGAGTTACCGGGCTTCTAGTTTGCCCGGGTTGTCCAGGGGTCTGGGGGGTACCCTGTCCAGGGGTCATTAAGGTTGGACTTTGTTCTATTGCAGGAGGCGGATTCTTAGCCGCTTCGGCTCTGGCTTTCTTGGTTAAAGCTTCCATAATTTTGCCGGAGGCGTACTGAATTAAAAGCTGCTGAACAGGTTCCGCTTTCATAATAAGATCAACCTGCTTGTCAACTTCAATTTGAACCGGGTCTACATTGGACATTTGGGTAGTCGCCCACTTTGCCGGAACAATATTGGATTGAACCAATCGTTCAAGGTCGTCATGCCGGGTATATTCATCTTCTTCGCTGACAGGGGCAAATTCTATGTAGCAAGTAAACGGTTCTTTCATCTGGTCTTTTTTTATTTCAACATCGAACTCGTCTGTAGGAGTTCTCGCCCAAACATCAAAGTCTCCAGGGATAACATTTTTAACCAGCTTAGCTGAGTTAGCAAGAACTCGGGCTGCCCCATTTTTGAAAGCTTCTTTGGCGTATATATACTTAGTAGAAGCCTCGGCGATTAGTTGCCGTCTATCGGTACCTGACCTGACTCCTGACTCGCTTAAACCTCTGATAGCATTAGGGGCTGCATGAGCCGCTAAGGTTGAAGAGGCTATAGCCAGAAGATTCATAATAGCATTAGGAGGAGCCTCTGGAGTAAGTTGGATAATCTCTGTATCAGGGGGCAGGCGTGTGTACGTGCCGAAAGTTTGCTCTACTGTCTCGACCTGGTCGGCATGGGCTCCTTTAATAACTCCATAAGGCCAAGCAGTTCGTTTTAAGACAGCATCGGAGGTAGAATAGTTTCTAGACTCCGAGATTAACAGGTCGGTCACGTAGCGTAAAATTCCTACGTACCGCCGAACAGGGTCGTTGGTTGAGTTAATATTACCTAAGCCTGATTCAATAAAAACATAAGGTACGAACCCATAGTTGTGTTCAACAATACCATCTTTGGTTCTAAGAATAGGTTCTCCGTCGTAGAGTTCGCAACGATACTTAGGAGTCCAAAAAGAGACATGCTCTACTGACTCGGTTATTTTCTTGTCTTTAGGGTTACTCCACCTTGGGTACATTAACTTGACGTTATAAACAGTTTTAGGGCGGGCCTCAAATACATAAGACTCTGCCCCTGAAGGGTCAATTAAAATGTTTCTTGGGTGCACGGCCTGGATTAAAACAGGCAGTTTTAGATTTCGGTCTGCCCTCCATTTGTCAATTTTGATAGCGTAGTCCTCGTCTGCTTCACCTTTCTTTTGTTCCGGTTTATCCGGCCAGTGGTCAGCATCCCATAGAGTTTTTAGAACCCCGAGTCCGTGTAGCCAGTAGTGCTTTGCTGCAACTCTAAAAGGATTAATTTGGTTTTCTTGTTCTATCCGGTTAATTAAACCCAGATAAAACTTTCTCATCATCTCAGTTGCTTCTTCTGATTTAGCCGAGGTTCCTTTCCGGTTGACAAAAACTCTAGCATTGTGAATATCGGTGTGGTCTACACAGGCATCCAGAAGGTCCCTCGCTGTAGGCAGAACTACTCCATCTTGCTCGAACTCTTTGGGCAGCCCTAAAATAGTTTTAAAGTTCAGTTCGTAGAAGGTTTCGTCTCTGTCGTAAGCAGTTTGGAGTTCGCCGTAGTAGTTTTTGCAGGCTTCGTAAAGTTCAGTTATTTCTTCTAAAGTCGGTTTAAAATTCATACTTACCCCTATCTAAAAGTTAAGGTTTTTAATGGTTTTAAGCTTCCTGGTCGTTTTGTGGCAAAGCCGTAACGTTCTGTTAGTCCCCAAATAGCATAGCGGGCAGAGTCAACTAAGTGGTCGTTGATCTTGATAGGCTCGGATAAAAAGTGTTCTGGGTCGTTTGGGTCCTTCTTCCAGCAGTAACCTTGTAGTTCTTTTATAAGGTTTGCGGAACTTTGAGGGATATATAGTTTTGTTCTCTGCATCACGTCGATGGATTCTTTAACTCCTTTATGGCCGTCGTACGCAGAGAATCCGGCTTGAGCAATTTCGGCTGTCATCATTTTGGCTGAAGGGTCTGCGTAAATGTCCCCTCTAGCCTCATGGGTAAATTTTTCTATGATGTCTCGGACAGTTAAGCCGGACTTATATAGAATTTCCTCGATGTAGAAGTTATCCTTGAACAAGTAAACTTTGGTTACCGCCGAAGGATTAACCAGACCATAGTCAAGTCCGTAGGCCCACTTCGCCCCTTCCATCTTTGGCAATTCGGGCAGAACCTCGTAGTTTGTAAATATCCTGCCCTCTAGTTTTCCCCATTCTCCGAGAGCGTAGATTCGGTAGTAGTTCTCGTCGTAGTACATCATGTCGGTTAGAGTTTTGACGTACTCGCTGGATAGATAGGGGTTGTCCAAAAAGTTAGATTTTATTAGTTCGGTATCGGCTTCTTTAACTGCCCGTACAGGAATCCAGCCGTTAGCATCGGTAGGATTCAAAGACAAGTAAAGATGATTCAGTTCTCCCGGCTCTACTTTGCCGGAAAGACGTAGTTTAAGATTGGTGTAGTCGTCGTAGGTAAACTCATTGGCTTCTTCCATCCATATGTAGTTGAACTCAGTTGATTTAATTTTGTCGGCTTCATCTAGACCGAAGAACTGAACCCGGTTAGTTCCGTGAACATAGGTGTTGAAGGTTTTGTTGTGGTTTTCGTCCTGGTAAACTCCGTAGTCCTTGAGAAGGTCAAAGAACATTTGCATTGTGGTCATTCGAAGGGCAGGAAAAGTTTTTCGTGTAATACCAAAGACCTTGTTCTTTTCCTGGACAAGTTTCATAATAAGTAACTGGCATATAGAATGGCTTTTTGATGATCTTGCCCCCCCTACATTTACAATTACTGTTTTCTTGGACTTCTGGTTTTTCTCGAAGACTTTGGTAAAACCAATTTCTTTTACCGTTCTAGTTTTCTCATCAGGGGCCATTAGTTGCTTTCTCCTACTTCCACTACCTCTCCCTCTATAAAGTCGGTCTGTTGGGGCTCCTGCGACCCCACAGGAAGGTTTTCAAATGGACCCCCCGTTACAGAAACCCTCTGGTTAATGGTTGGGGTAATAGTCAGAGTTTCAGGGGGGGCAGATAGACTTTCAGCGGGTTTAAAAACCAAAGTTACAGGAGTAGATTCGATTTGATGCTTGTCGGCTACTTTGCCATCGATGCGGTTCAAGACTTCGATAATAGCAGACATGTCACCGGAAATGGCCTTAGAGATTAAAGCTTCGGCTATTTGGATAGCGGCTGCCTTCGCCCCCATGTATCCATCTGTTACTAGAATTTGTTTAATAAGGTAGGTTATTGAAAGCTCTTTGGGCAGAGCTATTTTTTCTCCCTGGTAGAGTTTGTTTTTGGCATCTTTGACTTTACGCCTTAGTACTGCCCCTCTGATAGCAGCGGCCCTACAGTGTCTCTTGGATTTCTTGGAGTATGCTTTTCTAGTGGGAGCATTTGGTTCTAAGGCCAAAGGATGGTTATTTAGTACTGCTTCTTTTGTTTGGGCTGGTTTGATTTTCAACGTGTAATCCACCAATTAAAATACTCATCTTCCGTTTGAAAAGTCGGGGGTTTCCTTTTAGGGTCCTCCCTACGTAGCTTTAAGTAACGTCCTCCTGCCCTTTTCCACGCCTGCACTAGTTTTGGAAATTTTTCTAAAGCTTTTCTATTTTCAGCTTTTCCTGAAAAGGGGCAGAGAACACAGCCTACTCGTGAGTAACCTTCTTCATAAAGAGAACAAACATTAAGGTTTTTCTCCCCGATGTATCTCCAAACATCCCCAACAGACCAATTAACTATAGGCAAAAGCCAAGTATTGGTCTGCCCTTTTAAAGTATGCTGGCTAAAACAAGTGTAGTTAGAACGTTTACTGGATTCTTCTTTTCGCATACCTAATATTTTATGTTGCCCTAAACCCCCTGATTCTTTTATGTATTGGCAGCACCAACGAGTTTTTCTAAGAGGCAATCCTTTTTTAGGTACTAACTTACTAAAGAACCCTTTTGCTAAGTAGTCCCAAATGACTTCTGGGTACTCTTCTTTGATAAAGGTATGAATTTGAGGAGGGTCTACGGGACTAACTGAATAGTGGGCAGATACTTTTACTTTTGCTCTTTTAGCTAAGTCATAAATAACTGTAGAGTCCTTGCCCCCGGAAAAACCTAGATAGTATCCCTCTGGGGGTTCAAAGGCTTGGATTAGTTGGATTGCTAATTCGTCAATTGGGATATTATTTTCTTTTCTCAACGTAGTCCTTTTGGACTTGCCGGGGCTTAGCTGGTGTTCGCCTAGTCCATTTAAGTACTTCTTTCGCCGATAAAGTTCCGGCTGTAC